GCGTCAACGTCAGAACGTGCGCCCTTCCGATGGCTCCGGCTTCCCTGCACCAGACGCCAGCCAGTCGAAGGTGTACGCCGCCGCTCCGGCCTTTGGCGCGGACTTGATGGCCGCTTCAATCATTTTGTCGATCGCCATGCCGACGAGACTGCACACGTCAACGCAATCGTCATGCTTGCCGCCGGGAAACACCGCCAATTCGTCAATGACTTCCTGCGTCCAACGCGGCCCCTTCGGGAATGACACCATTCCGCCAGACGCCCGAGCCGCGAACGAAAGCGAGCGCGCCTCTTTGTCTCGGCCTTCGTGCAAATACTCGACGGCAATGAACTGCTGCCGCTCCTTCATCGCCCTGCGCAGCGCTGGACCGATTGCGCGACGGATCACGCCGGACGCCATGAATGCGACCTTGACCTTGTGCTTTGCGCAGATGCTGAGGAACGCATCGATTCCGTCGTCAGGGTCGAACTGTCCGCCAGTCCAATCCACCGCGTAGGCCATGCCGTCGCTGCCGATGCCCCATATGCCAATCTGCGTGTAGTCGCCATCATCCGGCGTGACAGCCCAGTCCACAAACGCATAGAGCCGCAGGCCGGACGGTAGCGATTCGGCAGTGTGCCGACGCTCAAACCATGCGCGCTTGAACCTGCCGCCTTCCGCCGCGACGGGCCGCTGCTGATAGAGCGCGGACCAGTCACGAGGCAGCATGATTCCGCGCATGCTTGCCAGCGTGCCAAGGTCGAAGTTCTCAGGCCACAGCGCATCGCCAACGTCGCGCCCTAGCGCATCGTCCGCATCCTCAGCGATGGCAGGCAATCGCAGCCGGACCCAGCCTTGATCGGATTGATTCGCCAGTAGCCACCCGCTCAAATCATCCTCATGCCAGCGGGTAGCCATGACGATGATTGCGCCGCCCTTGTATACGCGAGTTGACGCGACGGACGAAAACCACTCAATAACGGTCTTGCGTCGCTTCACGCTGTCGGCCTGCATGCGATCCTTGAATGGGTCATCGACCACGAACACATGCGCGCCGCGTCCCGTCGTCGGTCCGCCGATTCCAACCGCGTGCGCTTTGCCACCGCCGACGATGCCAATCGACTTCACGCCCTGCTGATCGCGTCGAATCTTCGCGAGCGGAAAAAGTGCCGTGTGCATTGGGTTCTGCAACACGTCGCGCAGCGCGCGGCCAAGGTCGTTTGCGCGCTCCTGCGAATACGTGGCGAGGATCACCTCGCGCTCAGGATGCCGTGCCAGATACCACGCCGGAAACACGGTTGAAACTGAGAGCGTTTTCGTGTGTCGCGGCGGTGCCTCGATGATAAGCCGCTTGATCTCTCCGCGCTCCACCGCAACCAGATGCTGCATGATGATCGCCACATGCCGCGCAATCTGCAGGTTAGGAATCATCGTCACGCCGTAGCATGCCGGGTGTGCGTAGACCGCGCCGACTGGATCAATGCGGACCCCGCCGCCGACCGGCATCGCGTCAGGCATCGGAACGGAGTCGATGGCGCGCTCAACCGCCGTCCGACTCATTGCACTTCCTTGCGGTTGCGAACCGTCAGAGCGCCGGACATGAGTAGCGACATCACCCTGTCGGCTTGGTCCGGGTTCAGCACGCCGGTTGCCTGGTCCTGCTCTGGACGCTCTTGCTCCGGTCGCCCGAATCCGCGCGTCAGTAGGATTTCCGCCGCGTAGACGCGCGTTTTCCCCGGCTCCGCCTTGTTGCGCATCACTTCGACAATGGTCGCGATGGCCTCAGTGCCGTGCTGTCGAGCGAGCGCCTTCACGCGTAGCGCCTCAGCACCTCCGCGCGGGTATCCGCCAGGATTCACCGACTTCCCCGGCAACCATCGGCCGTTTTCATCGCGCTGCGGATTGCGGTCGATCCGGTCGCTTGTTGAGCGCCCTTTCTTCGCGCGTCGCTGCTTTGGCGTTTCGTCTGTCATGCGCCTTGCGCCTTGCGTTGATTGCGGAATCGATACAGGAACAGCGTCATTGCCGTGACACTCACCCGCCGCCAGATGCCGACGACGTTTTGCGGTTCACGCGTTTCGCGACGCGCTGCTTCCTGTGACTCCACGGGCAGCACGAAAACAGCCCCGTTGCCGTCCATGACCACCAGACTTTCGCACGACTTCGAGCGCGCAATCTTTTCGATTTGCGCCACCACGACCGCAGCGGCCTGCCCTTCGCTGTCGTTCTGCCCGATGAACGCGAGCGGCTTTGTTTCGCGGTTCTGCGCGTTGTGCCCAGGTATGCCACGCCGGGATGATTTACGGTCTGCCATGAATTGCTCTCCGTTCGTTTTCCTTCGCTCGCGCCGCGTTCGCAACCCGCATTCGATGCGCGATCACGCGCAAATACGTCTCGACTTCCCGCCTGAATTGCTCCGGCACTTCGCGCAGCACGGTCGGCCACGTTTTCGGATCAACCTGCCGATGCATCCGCAGCGCGTACCAAAGCGCGTCGCAATCAGGAGGCGGGTAGCGAAACGCAGGCACCTTCACGACCGCCCCGCCGTCGCGCTGATCTTGTCCGCCCATGCGCGGCAGTAATCAGGGGCATCGCACAGCGCCTTGCCGTCGCCGAGCCAGCAATCACAGACGCGCGGGACTGGCGCAGGCGTTTGTTCCGCGAACATGTCTGTCTGCGCACTCATGCCCGGAACTCGAACCCGCAGTAATCGGCCAGCACACGCATTGCCTCGCCCCATCCTCGGCAGACCTCTGCGCGCCATCCCTGATCGCGTAGCGACTCGATCCAGCGCACTTGTTCGCGCGATGCCTTGCCTGTTGCGGATTTCAACTCAATCGCTAGGCCATGAAACCCGCCGTGAGCGACGGGGAAAATGTAGTCAGGGACGCCAGCCTTTACGCCTTCGGCTTTCATCTTCCCGGCAACGATCTTGTTTCTGTCGCCGCCGTTTGGAACGGCGAACAGCAGCGCCAATTCCGGCCTCTGCTGCTGGTAAAGACCGACGACGCGAACGAACGCCTTTGCGTGCTCGTGCTCGCTAACGATTCCGCCGCGCATCATTTCGGACTCCACGACTTCATGGGCTTTTGACCCGTGTATGCGGGCTCGTTCGCGCGCTGCCGCTTCGTCTTGGAAAACTCTCCCTGCGCAGTCCACGGATGGCCCTTCTTCGGCTTTCGGTGATGCGTGGGCGGAGGATTGGCTTTTGTGCTCATGCCGCAATCCCCCGCTCTTTCTCGCGCTGCTCGATGTGCTCAAGGCGCTGTCGGTAGTAGTCGATGCGTTGCTGTCCGACCTTCGCGCCGTAGGCTGGCGCGTCTTTGATCGCGGTTTCGAGCGCGATGCGCGCGACAGCAGCGGTTTCGCGCGGGCCGGGGAGTGGTAGGCGGGGTTGCTTCATGGCGTCACCGCCAGCTCAAGCCACACCAGCGGCCTATCAGCCGGATGGCGCGGCGTGAACGCCTGCCGCTCAACAACCCGGCCAGACTCGACCAGCGACAAAACCGCGTCCTTCATCCGCTCGCGGTAGTAGCCACCCGTCGCGTTGACGCAGTAAAGCAGCTCCTGCAGCGTCAGCGGACCCGGCTCAAGCAGCGAAGCGATTCGCGCAGCGTGGTCTTCTGTCGTGACGCGGATCGTCGCCGGACCGCATGGGATGCGCTCGTTCGTCACGTCACGCTTAATCCTATTGATTTCCATTTGTCGCTAGCCTCTGCCTATCAAAGAATCTGCTCGGACAATCCGAGCGTTTTTGCAATCGCCTGTAACGCGCCCTCAGCAACTTCCGGCGTTGACCACATGCCCTGACGTTGCCCATGCCCCAGGTCAGCCACTGGCGAAGGCGGAAGAGGCTTCCCGTCGCGCAAATGCCTCACGGCTTCGCCGTAGGCGTCGCGCAAGATGCGTTCTGCGCGTTCCGCGTTGGCGTGGCGGTATGCCCAAGAATCCAACTTGAGCCACACCAGCCGCGCGAACGGGCTTCGCTCGCCCTGATGGCTTGGCAGCAACTCGGCTCGTACGGCGGAAAACGCTGGGATGCCATCGCACATGGCCCGGAACTCAGGCAGCGCAGGCGGCCACGCGTCGCCAGACCCAACGCAGGACTGCAGCGCGTTCGCCAGTTGCTGCGTCGACACGCCAGCCAGCGCCCGCGCCCAGGTATCACCGAACACCGTCAGCGTCCCGTCTGCGTTCTGCGGAGAATCGCCCATCGCTGAGCGCCATCGGTTCGGATAGATAGCCGCCATCCGCTCCCACATCCGGCGCAGATGCATAACCCCGAGCCTCTGCCTCTCGTTGCTCGCGGATGTCGTGCTCGCGGTTGATCCGCTCGATACGCTCCGCATCGCTCTCGCGGCGACTGCCGCCGCCTCTTGCATTGCCATAGCTGCCCGCTCCTGTGTCCCGAAGTGCGAAAACCCCGGCCCAGCCGTTGAAGATGGATTGATCGATCACCTGTGCTGGCGGATTGCCCGCCGCCCTGAGCTTGTCGAGTGCGTTGATTGCCAGCCGCGCAGCGTCGGCGGTCAGTGGTTTCTTGATGGATTTCCGGTGATCAACGAAACGCGCCCACGCTTCGCCGGGTATCCATGCGGGAACGTCAACCATCGATGCCTTCGCGCGCGTTGACGGTTCAGTGACGGTTCTTTTGGGTTCTTTACGGTTAGGGTGCACGTGGTGCACGGGGGTGGTGCACGTGGTGCACGGGGGTGGTGCATCTGCTGCACGGGGGTGGTGCACGTGGTGCACGGGTGCATCTGCTGCACGGGTACGGATGCCGGACGGGTCCAAGTGGTAGCGCGAAGACCGTCCGATTTCCTTTTTCGCGACGATTACGCCTATCGTTTCGAGTCGTCCAATCGCAAGGATTACCGCTCGACGGCTAAGGCAAGTTCGCTGGCAAATCGTTTCAATCGACGGCCAGCAAACGCCGTGGTCGTTGGCCTGATCGGCCAGGCTTATCAACACCGCCTTCTGCGCTGGCGACATTTGCAGCGGCCAGCACTGCGCCATGATGACCGTGCTCATGGGCACGCCTCCCACAGCGGTTTAGGCGAACGATGACTTGTGACCGCAGGCGCATAGCCGATTCGCCTGATTACCCCATCGCGTGCCAGTGAGCGTATCACTGCCCCAAAGCTGCGCCGGTCTGTCGGCTCGCCAATGTCGGCGAGCACTTCCGGCAATATCGCCTCAGCCGTGAACTGTCCTCCATGGCAACGAGCGACCAGCGCCGTCGCGGGGATCGCCAGCGCGCACCAATCGCGATCACGTTGCGCCATACAGGATTCGCCTGACGCATCGGGTAGGCGTTTTCCTACGCTCACATGAGCGGTTCGCCGATGTTGCGATGACGACGGCGCGGCGATCATGTATTGGCCCGCTTTGATGCGGAGCGGGGAGCCCAAATGTCAGGGCGCAAAGAAGCGCGCTTCACTTTCCCCGCCGTCGCTGTTTCGATCTGCATCGCAAGCTCTGGCGATGCCCGCTTGCCTCGCCATCCCGTAGCGACCTGCCAAAGGTAGTCAGGGGATCGCCCGAGCTTCTTGGCGAGCGCGTTCCTCTGCCGCACAGAGGAGATAACGTCAATGAGTTCCATAGTGCGCGAAATGCTAGACGCGTCTAGCCCATGCGTCAAGCTTTGCGCTAGACATTTCTCGCAACATCGCCGGATAGACTGCACGACATGAGCGACACAGCAGAAACGAGACGAAAAAACCTTGCCGAACTCGTTGCCCAGGCGAACGGGCAGGCAAGGCTAGCAGCGCAACTAGGCCGCGACAGAAATCAAGTTTGGCAATGGCTGCTTGAGCAAGACAAACGCGCAGCCAGAGCGATCAGCGACAGAATTGCGCGTGAAATCGAGGAAAAAACAGGCAAGCCGAAAGGCTGGATGGATTCAGAAAGATCATCGCAAGGGGCGGATTACGTCACCGTCTCAACTCGCGAGACTCGTCCCGGATATGTTCGACTGCCTCACTACAGCGCCGAAGTGTCGGCGGGAGCGGGTGCAGAAATGAACGCAGACGGCTTCGAGGTCGTGCAGACTCTTGACGTAGCAAAATGGTGGGCAGAGCAACACTTGCCGCGCGACCTGTCCCGCGTCCGCGTCCTGAGCGTGCGAGGCGACAGCATGGCCCCGGACATGCAGCACGGTGACGTACTGTTTGTGGATACCGCGACAGCCTCGTTCGACAGTCCCGGCCTGTACGTCCTCAACTTCCAAGGCCGCGCGCTGGTGAAGCGCCTCGTGCCGGAACTGCGCACGGGCCGCGTCGCGATTATCAGCAGCAACCCAGCCTACCCGCCCGAGTACGTAGAGCCGGGAGAGCTGGACTCGCTGCACATCGGCGGGCGCGTTGCGGCATGGTGGACGCTGCGGAAGTTCTAAACCACTGCCCCGCGAAGGAATCCAGACAGCAACGCAGACGGCAGCATGATTGCCAGGGCGACAAGGACGGCTCGCTTGCGGTTGTAGATTCGCAGCGCCGCAAACGTGCCGCCAATCAGCCCGCCAAGCAGCACAAGCCAGCCGAGAGACACGAAGGCTTGCGCGAGCGCGGCAAATGAACGGTCTGTCTGCAGTGATCCAACTGCAGAAATCAGCCAGAAGAGCAGGAAAATCGCGCTTACCGCGCCGCTTGGCCTTTGCTTCTCGGAACTCGACGTGTCTGCCGTGCGACCAAGTAGCCATACGTTGATCTTGGCGAACTTCATGAACTCGGGCCTTGAGCTTGCGAAATGAGCCATTCCAACAACGCTCATGACGAATGCGTCAACAAAGTTCTCTTGGCTTGGCCTCATGCCGCGCAGACTGCAGTGATCGCCGAAGTCGCGAACAAAGTCCAAAAACACACGCGAAAGGTCGCGTTCGTGCAACTGTGGGCCGATCCAACGACGTGGCGGATAGGTGTTCGAGAACGAAATCGCCGCCTCAGCAACATCATCCGGCAATGCGCTGGCGGTCCCTGCGAGCGCGTACTCAAGCATTTCGGTTGAGCTTTTTCGGATGTGCGCCTGCAGAAGTCCGCGCAGCGTCTCGCCGCGATAGCCGTCTGCAATGTCGGCAAGACGCCCGTTTTCCATGAACTGCGCGATGTCCAGAAGCCCGCGCTCCCTCATTTCGTCGGCAGCGCCTGCGGCATTGCCTTTGAACGCAAGAACAAGCTCGCCGTTCGACATCTCGCTAGCGGACTTTGTTGGCGGAAGTTTCCATGCTATCCGTGCGCTCACCCGTTTTCCTCCGCGTATGCCTCGCATCCCTCGCGAAATGATCGCGAATTGCCGCCGCAGTCGTCCGGGTCCGTGATGCCGCGCGACTCCGCCCAATCCCATCCCGCTTGATGGCCTGAACAGTCATCCGTGCATTCGTAGCCGTGGAACTCGCCACCGCGCTCGCCGACGGCCTCGGCGCAGCCGTCAAAAGCCTCGTTGTAACTTCCGAACTCTGCCGTGCAGTCGGATATGTCCGACGCGCTTTGTCCGTAGTCGTAGCCATCATCAAAGCTGGGCTCATCGCCCCAGGCCAGCGCCACGCACGGAAGCGCCATCACCCACGCCATCATCCATCGCTTCATCGCATCGCCTCGTTCTGTCCTGCGTGTAAACACTGCCACAAGAGCGGCACGCCTCGCATGCCTACCATGCCGTTCGTCGGAAAGCTGTAATTTGCTAGACGCCAGCTAGACTCCATGCTTGACGTGCGTCTAGCTGTTGTCTAGCATGTGTCCAACCTTGGACGGCACGGGACACACCATGAAGCACAAGCCTCTAACAGAGCGCGACATCGCGCTAAAGACTGAGCGCTACCAGGACGCGCTCGAATCCTTCAAGGATGACCGATGGAAAGAAGTCGACGCGATGCAGCCGGAAGCAATCGCCGCGCTGCTTGTGCAGAAGCTCGGCAAGCAGAAGTTTTACGACCTGATCGCAACTTTCTTGTTCGACCCGCTTGCGGAAGCTGAGTTTGATTTGCTCTGCGACCCCGAACACTACGGAAGCGACGACATGGAGCGTGCCGCATGAGCGCCGACCTTTACCGAGTGATTGCCCTGACCGCAGGCAATGACGGGAGCAAGTCCGAATGGGTCTTTGCTGATCCAAGCAATGTGCTCGCACTTATCCGAGTCGGACATCAGTTGCGCGACCAATTAACGCCTGGCACAGGGTTCGCGCTGTACCGCCCGATAAGTGGCGACGCGACGCTGTTCGGCATCGCCCAGACTCAAGGCCTGACTCTCGCTGCAAGAGATGTCCTCGCCGAGCGCCAGCGCCAGATCGATGTCAAGGGCTGGACCCCGGAGCACGACGACGAACATGACGATGGATCGCTGTCCCTCGCTGCAATGACATACCTCGATTGGGTCCATGGCGAGTATCCAGACGGGGATGTGCCAATCAATTGGCCGTGGGAATTATCCTACTTCAAGCCGAAATATCACCGGACAGCCCTCTGTAAATCGGCGGCACTGATCCTTGCCGAGATTGAGCGGCTTGACCGCGCCGCCGCCAAAGGCGGTGCCGCATGATCGTTGAGCGAATCGCTTCACGCTGGCCCGCTCCAACACTGAGCAACGCGGAGCGAATCGAAATCTGGCGTCGTCAGTACCTTCTTGTGCCGTTCGAACAACAGATCGGAGCAACGGCAGTGCATTCGCTGCCGCGCTCTGAACAGTTCAACCCTTCCGAACCCCGGCGTGAGTCGCGCACGCTTTGCGCCGCCAGCACTCCCCCTGCAGGCTGCGTTGATCCACCAAACAGTGCGCCCGCCACTGTCGCGACAGCGGGCACTTTTTGGACTCGATTCATGGCGCTGCCGTCGCTGGATTGGGTCGAGTCGTGGGCCTTTATCGGTCCGTCGTTGGTCGCTGTGCTTGCTGCGCTGGCATTGAAGGTGTCGCCATGAAAGACCGCGCAGAATGGCTTGCCGAGCGCAAGAAAGGAATCGGCGGCAGCGACATCGCCGCGATGCTTGGCCTGTCACCGTGGAAAACGGCGGTCGATGTCTGGCTCGACAAGACAGGGCGGACGCCAGACGCAGAAGAAACGGAGCCGATGTATTGGGGATCACGTCTTGAGGACGTTGTTTCCTCCGAGTTTGCGAAACGCAGCGGGATGAAGGTACAGCGTGTGAACTCGATCATCCGTCACCCAGAGCACTCTTGCGCAATGGCAAGCATCGACCGCGCGATTGTTGTCGATGGAACGCGGGCGAGAGTGCATAACGGCATGCTTGTCGGCGCGTCTGCCTTGCTCGAATGCAAGACGGCAAGCGCGCACGCTCTGAGCGACTGGCAAGGCGATGACGGAAGCGACGCGATGCCTGTTCACTACGCAGCGCAATGCATGTGGTATCTGGCCGTCACGGGCCTTGATGTCTGTCACGTCGCAGCGCTGATCGGCGGCAATCGGTTCATTGTCCGGCAGGTTCACAGAGACGAACCAACGATTGAGGCAATGCTTGGACGCGCAGATGCGTGGTGGAAGCGGCACATGATCGAAGGCGTTCGACCTGAGCCGGAATCAGGCAAGGACGCAGCAACGTTATTCCAGTCCGACAACGGGCAGATGATCGCGATTGACGACGACACGGAAATGCTTGTTCTCGTCAACGAGTTGCGACTACTGCGCGAGCATGAAAAGGCGACAGCGCAGCTCATCGAAGCCGTCGAGTCGCAAATCAAAGTCCGCATCGGCGAGTCGTCAGGCTTGAGCATTGGCGGCAAGCCAGCGATTACATGGAAGGCATCGGCAAACAGCGCCAAAACGGACTGGAAGGCGGTTGCCAAATCGCTTTGCGCCTCGCCAGAAGTCATCGCGCGGCACACACAAACAGTCATCGGCTCGCGCCGGTTCATCGTGAAATAACAAACAAGGAGCAGCAGAAATGAGCGCAACACAGAAGTTATCGACAGCCGTCGCCGCGCAGTCGTCAAGCCGTCCAGCAACAATCATCGACATGCTTAGCAGCACGAAGGCAAAGCAGCAATTGGCGCTCGCCGTGCCACGGCACATGACGGCAGACCGCATGGCGCGGGTCGCGATGACCGAGATTCGCAAGACCCCGAAACTACTGCAGGCAGACCCAACGACGCTTATGGGCGCAATCATGCAGCTTGCCCAGCTTGGACTTGAGCCAGGTGGCGCGCTCGGCCATGCCTACCTACTTCCATTCGAGAACCGCAAGGCGGGCACGGTGGACGTGCAGTTGATCGTTGGCTATCGAGGAATGATCGACCTTGCCCGACGTTCAGGCCAGATAGTCAGCATCGAGGCGCGAGCCGTGTACCGCGATGACGAATTTGCGGTAACGCTCGGACTGAACAGCGACATCCATCACGTCCCAGCTTGGGAAAAGTCGGATCGCGGCCCGCTGACGTTTGTCTACGCAGTGGCAAAACTGAAAGACGGCGGCGTTCAATTCGACGTAATGAGCCGCGCAGAGATTGAAAAAATCCGCGCCCGCTCAAAGGCCGCGAACTATGGGCCTTGGGTCACTGACTTTGACGAAATGGCGAAGAAGTCAGTGACGCGCCGACTGTTCAAGTATTTGCCTGTCAGCATCGAATTGCAGCGCGCGGTTGGACTCGATGAAGGCGCGGAGAACGGAATCACCTTCGACGCTGACTTTTCAGAAGTCGCCGCGCAGCAGGCGATTGAATCCGAAACGGAACACGTCGAAGAAAAACAGATTGCAGTCGATCCAGATACGGGCGAAGTCCTACCAGACCATTTGCAGCAATAGCGCGCGGCCCGGAGCGCCCCGAAAGGGATAGGACGGGATGCAAGGAAACCGTGCAATAACGGGCCCGTCCGGTATGCGTTACCTCCTATCGCGCAGGAACCGAATGACACCCCGGAAAGACGGGGAACGTCAAAAGCGCACGTAGCTCAATCGGATAGAGCACCGGCCTTCTAAGTCGGTGGTTGCAGGTTCGAGTCCTGCCGTGCGCGCCACACCTACAGATGAAGCCAAGCGGGCATAACACCTGAGTTAAGCCGCGCCGCGAAGCGGNNGGCTTGAATGAATTGTTAGGCGTGGAGACTGAGAAATGGAAAAGAGAACCGTGTTTTTTACGATGGTGATGCACCCGGCAACAGGCTGGACGCGGGTAGGCAATGCTTACCCGTCGCGCAAGGCTGCCGCCGACTGGCTGCCATTTGTGCGCGGCGCATGGCGCGGCCTGCGGGCAAAGGTATCGCAGTGCACTGTGCGCCTTGATGGCGGCAAAGTCTGCGAGCAGTCGCGACGCTTGCTGAGTGAGAAGTACAACCTTGACGCCTAACGGCAGAGTTCATGCGGGCCGCGAAGCGGCCTCGCATGCAACGAATGGTTAGGGC